GACCTCATGATTATGAATCATGCGCTATTATCCGATTATATTCCTTATTATCAAGTAGTTATATTTACACATAATTATTTTGGTGTCAACAAAAAGTAAAAAACGGCTTTTTTCATAACTTTGAAATCCCCCGCTCCACTTTCGTAAACAAATCGGGGGCTATCTCCAACAGCCTTTCTTTCACGACGGAAATCAGGCCGTACTTAGCGGTTCCGATAACGTGGGTGTAACCTATTTTCACGGCCGCTTCGTTGATGTCGTGTCCGGAGAGTACTGTTTTCACCTTATAGCCGTAGTGATCGGTTACAGATTTCAGCCACCATTGCTCCATGATGAGGTCGGGACACATGTTATTGTCTGCAATCAGCCTCTTTACGAAAGATTGATCCCCGCAACAATTGTTAATCATCTCTTTGTATCCTTTAATGTAGCGGTTTTTCGGTTCCGGGTTATTAAATTTGACCAACCCGCAATTATAGGCGGAATCCTGCCGTCTGTCAAATTCCGGGGGAATGTTTTTGTTCAACGCCGAAAGAACAAGGTTCAGATTATCCCCGTAGCACGATCCCGGATAGGGTATCGAGAAGCCCCCTTCGAGCATCTGTACGATCACGTCCGCGTCTCTGTCCCGGATGATGTCGTACACGGCCCGTTTTTTCAAAAATACATCCCCGTCAATGTGAATGGAGCCGATCGGTTCCGCTTCCTGAGCTAAAATTTTCCCCGCCGCCCAAAAACGCTCGTGTGCGTTAAGGTTATCCAAAGTCAGATGAATCTCGTCGTAAGGGAGTCGGCCGTATATCTCTTTTCCGAGTCCGTCGGTGTGTAAAACGATCTCGTGTCCGAATTTTTTCACATACGCAACCGACAGGGCAAACAGCCACAGATTGTTTTTAAGTTGATCCTCTATATACCAACGCGATCCCGTCATGGGTTTTGTCCATACGGAATGGCAAAATCTTATTTTTTCCATATTAAAATTTTATTAAATTTCTCCCACTATTCTATTTCCGTATCCGTAAGAACCGTTTTCCATAAACGCGGTTCCGGATATTTCAAAAAGGGGGTGGATCGAAGAAGCCGTCATCGTTACCAGGGATCCCGTACCCCCGTCCGTCCGGTTGACGTATGTAACCGTCGCCCCGGCCTCATACGCGAAAGCGAAATACCGTTCCGTTTTGCTCCGGAACATGACGATGTAGCGTCTTTTCGTCGCCAGATGAAGCGTTGCCGACATTCCGGCCGACAATTCGCCTATAAAACTTTCCAACACATGCGTGTAAACACCGTTTTGCAGAGCGGAAGAATATTTGGCCGTGTCGGGGCTTTCCATGACGATAAAGCCCCCCGTGTGATTGACCGCGGTTACGTCGCAGGTATCGCAGAGTTTGTCCCCCCTGAATTTGAATCCTTTAAAATCTTCAAAATCAAGCAGCCGGATATCGGATATTCCTTCCGGGTTGTACCCGCATGCCGGTACTATGTGTTGTATTCTGCACCCCATATCCGTAAAGACGAAAAACGCGGTATTCATCAAAAAAAAAACACCGCGTTTCCGGCAAAAACGAAACATCATTAATAATCAAAGACTGCCGATCAGCTCGTAATCATACGGGATGACCGATCCTTTGTGGATCGGCGTTATAACCGACACATCTTTGAGTAGCGGCCCTATTTCTTTGGATGTGCCCTGTAACATCACCGTCCAACCGCTGGCGTCGGCTTCGGCCGCGCCGCTGTTATAGTCGAAACCGCCGGCGGGGGCGCTTAGACCGCCGGTACGACCCAGCACGACAGTCCGGCCCGCGTTGTCGATCACCACGGCAATGAATCTGCCCAAGCTGAGGGCATCGCCTTCGTTAAGCACGTCCATGTCGTATTGGTTAAGCACGGCATTTACCGTGTGTTGGCGGTATTTACCGCCGTTACCGCCCGCTAACAGGGCGTCGGTAAAAGATACGGTATTGTTTCCGCCTTTAATCTCATAAAAGCTTTCGCCCGCGGGCAACAAGATGGACGATATATAACCGTCGGCGTCGTATCGGTAAGCTATCGCGTTATCCACGGCGGCGCTCCCGTAAACGGGAAGGTGGAAGTTCGCCAGATAGACGGCCCGCGCACCGGCTATCGCATATTCGCACGCCTTGTTATCCAGACTTCCGGTTAATTTACAACCTGCCATATTCTTATATTTTTAATTTGTTAAAAAATGGGCGGCGTTTGATTACCACCCCGTTATAATCTTAATCTCTTACAGTATTACCGTGTCCACGTCTTCGCCGCGTTGGTTGAGCGTTACGGTTACGCTGCGGTCTTTGTCGGGAAGGCTTACGGCGATCAGGCCCGTACGCGGACGTCCGGCCCCCGTATTATCGGCCGCCTCTACGGTAACGGGCGTGGTGTCCTTACCGTCGGCCGTCGCCGCCGTACCCTTTGTTACGGTGAAGCCGGCGGGCGCGTTGCTCAGGACGGGTTCCGTCCCCGCACCGGTAACGACGTTGAAGGTCTTTGTTTCACCGGCGGCGCGGAATACCAGCGAGCCGGGCGCAACGGCCAATCCGTCGTCCCGGCACGGTCTGTCCTCGGCGACGGCCGCGGACATGATTACCGCCTCATCCTCAAAGGGAATGATGAAGCCGAGGCGTAAACGGCCTTTGACGAATACTTTGTCCTCGTTCGGTTTCGGGAAGTTATCCAGTTCCACCTCGTCCAGATCGCTGAGCAGATCGGTCAGTAGATAGGCGTTACGGCTGTCGTAACCGATCAGCGTGTTATTGTCGATCCCCTTGGCGGGTACGAACTCCATACCCAGATAATAAAGACGCGGGTTGCGCTTGTCGGCGTCGTCCGTCGTCCACGAAGCGGCGATCACCTGGTTATTCTTGTCGGCCAAAGCCGCGCGGATAAGGCGGCGGGTATTGTAACTGCCCATTACGTAGAGCGTTCCGGCGTCTTCGGACTGTAGCACGTCTTCGGGTATGGCATTGTAAACGGCTTCCACGGCGTCCAAAACGTTCGCTTTTGTAAGTGCCGCACCCGCCAACTGTATGGATACGTCGCTGTCCAGAAGCGTTTTGACCATACCGTCAAATTGGTTGGCGTCTTTAGATTCGTCGCCGCCCACCGCCATTTCTTCGATCTCGTTTGAAAGGCCGATGGCGATGAGCGCCAATGACGCGGCTTCCAGCTCGGACGGTAAACTTTCGTTTTTAGCCCCCAGCGACAACTGGTAAAGCGTACGTTTGTTTTCCAGTTCGTCTATACATTGCTCCAGGTTAATTTTATAGGTCTTGACTCCGGCTTTCTTTTCGGAAAGCTTGATGATCTGGTTGGGCGTCCACGCGCAATCTTTGCCGTCGATCTGCAAAATTTTGTTTTGCAGATCAATCTGGCTTAACAATTCGTCGCCTTTGATACCGGTAAGGACGCGGATATAACCGCCCTGTATCAGCCGGCCCCCGAACATTGCGCGGGTAAACCATTCGGGATTTTCCTTTGCGTTATAGGAAAGGCCGTTTATATTATACATATTCGGCATTGCATTAATACTTTTAAAAGGTTATTGTTTTTTGTTTATTTTCGCGTCCCGGCGTTCCCGACGGCTGGCGATAATGGCCGCCATTTTTTCGGTGTACGTCATTTCTTCGGGCCTTTTGCCGTCTTTTCCGCCGCCTTCCACGTCGGGAACGGCTTTCCCCGTACTGGGCTGTTTTTCCAGTTCGGCGATCTTCGCTTTCAGTTTGGCGATTTCGGCCGTGTTCGGGTTCTGGCTTTTCAAAAAAGCCTTGGCGCGCTGTTTTGCCATTGCGATGTCGGCTTCGGCGGGTTCGGCACCGTCGGCTTCGGGCTGGGTGATCACCAGCATACCGCTGTCGTCGATCACGATCACGTTGCCGTCGGCCAAAGCGTGTTCGCCCGCCGGCATCTGCTCGCCGCCTTCCAGGGTGCAAAAACCGTCTTCGTCCACCCATACCGCACCGCCTTCGGCCAGTTCAAAAATCATATAAGGCTTGCCGCTGTCGGTTTCGTCTTTCTTCGCTTCTTCGGCCACTGCTTCGGCGGCCGCTTCGCTTTCGCCTTCCAGGAAGGCCGCCACGGATCGGAAAAAGGCGGGTATCCTCTTACCTTTGTCCTTTACCGCGGTTTGTTCTTTTGCAAGTTCGGCGGCTGTTTTCGGATTTTTTTTCATGTGAATGTTGTTAAAATTAAATATGCCTTCCAGGGAAAAACCCTTTACGTTTCCCGTAAGAACTTCGGTACGCCAGTACGCGGGGTTTTCGATCTTATAAGAGACGACTAACGTACCCGCGGGAAGTTCGCCCAGTCCCAACGCCACGGACTTGTCGCGTTTGGGATCGTTCACCGTCCATAATTCGGCCAGATGATTGCCTTTCAGGGCTTTTTCGTGCCGGTGGGTGGTCTTACCCAAAGAATTATGCCTGCGCATCATTTTAAGGGCGATTTTTTCGATTTCTTCTTTTGAAAACGTTATGTAGTATTCGCCCAGACGGTGATCATACCTGTAAATCAGCCGGTCGGGAATCAAAAGCGCGCCCGTCAACAACTGTTTCTGCCGGTTGACGTTTAACTTTATGCCGGCCTGTTTCTTCAGGGCTATGAAATTGCTTTCGATCGCGGGGTACTCGACAAAGGATACGGCCATAATGCCGGTATCGTCCAGGTTGCCGACCGTACATTTATATACGGGTATCTTTTTCTCCATGCCGTAAAGACGAAATTTAAAAAAAACGACTTTTCAGAAGCCCGCCAGGTCTCTGACCGTCGCCACCTCGTCGCTGACGTCGCTGATATCGGTTACGGATACCACGGGCCGGAAGTTTATGCCGTTGATTGCCTCCACTATCCGGTCTTCACGGAAGCGGGCCGTGTCGGTTACGACCGCGGGCACGGCGCCGCCCGGCACCACGCCCGTGAGATCGGCCGCCGTGACCGTCCGCGGCGTGTCGTTGATGAACCTGATCAACTCGGCGTTGGCGGCGTAGCTTTGTCTGTTTACGATAAATTCGCCCCCTTCCGCCTCGTAATCGGTTCCCGGTACGGGAACACCGCCGTCGGCGTGTGAAGGCCCGATGATCTCGCCCCCGTCGGCCATTTTGGTAAGCTGCCTTGTCATAATGCCGACCTGCACCGTACCCATGGTACCCGCTATCGCGCTCGAAGCGAGACCCAGAGGGATGAAGGGCTTCATGTTCAGGCCGTTGATCACCGCGGAGGCCACGCCCGCCATGGCGGAGGCTATATCGGACATGAGCCGGTTTTTTTTGAGCTGTTTTTCTTTCCTCGCCATTTCGGCCTCGCGTTTTTCCTTTTCCTTAGCCAGCCTTTGTTCTTCGCGTTCAGCCTCGGCGCGGGCGTGCATGGCATCCTGAAGCTGGAATTTCAACGCCTCGGAGGTTCCGCCCGTGGCCGCCTGTAACCGGGCTTCTATTTCTTCGACGTTCCCGGCGGCGTCTTCGCGTTGTTTTTGTACTTCTTCGTATCTTTTGTTCAGGGCATCCAGTTGTGTGTTCATGTCGTCCAACTGCACCCGTAACCCCATGTCCCAGGTGTCGAAAACGGAGGAAAGGGCGGAGACGGCCGCTTCGGCGTATTCGCCTATTTTTTCAAACAGTTCTTTAAACGCTTCGATCTGTACGCCTTTCGACCGTTTTGTGTTATCCCCGATTTCTTTTTCCGCTTTTTTGATTTTTTGTGCGGCGTCTTCTTCGGCTTTTGTGTATCTTAGGACTTCGGCTTCGTATTCGGGGGTGCCTTCTTTCAGCGTTTTCAGCGTTTCTTCGTGTGCTTTTTTTAAGTCGGCCCGATATTGCGCCAGACCTTTAACGTATTTTTCCAAAGCGTCGTTTGTATCCGCCAGGTTTTTACGGGTGGCCTTGACGTCGATAAGTTCCATGCCCGTTTTATCGCGTACGACGATTTCGTCTATCCCGTTTTTAACCGCGGTCAGGGCGTCTTCGACTGCGGTCAGCTGTTGGTCGGCCTGCCGGTTTAATTGGTCGGAGGTTAATTTTAACAAGGCATTACCGCGCGCTTTTTGGGCGTTTAATATAAGTTCGGTAATCCGGTTTTGTTGTTCTTCGGTCAGCGTCGTATCTTCGTCCAAACGTTTTTTGTAGTCTTCTATTTGCCGGTCATACCGTAAATTTATTTCGGCGGTCTGCCGGTCGTAATCGCCGACGATAAGGGCTGTACGGCTGTCTTCCAATTCCCGGAGCAACGCCAATGCGCGGCCGGCTTGTTCCTTTTCCAGCTTTTCCAGGTCTATGCCTTTTTGTTTTTCCAGACTGACGATTGTGTCGTTTAACGCGGTACGGGCCTTTACCGTTAAGTCCTTTTCAGTGGCTAACCGTATTTTTAAATCTTCTATTTGCCGATCGTAAGATACGTCTAACGTTTTACGCGCCAGTTCGTCGCTATTCTGTATAAGCCTGATACGCGCGTCTTCGGCTGTACGGATAGTTTCTAATTCTTTTTGAGTAAGTTCTTTACGCTTACTAATAGCCGTTTCGCCCGCCGACTTTAACGTTTCGGTTCGTTCTTTATTGTACTTAGCGTTAATCGCGGTTATATCGTTTAATGCTAATTGGTTATTTTTTGTACGGTCTTTATTAAGTTCTTTTATTTTTTCATTGTCTGCGGTCGCTACTTCCAAATCGCGGCGGCGGTTAGTTTCTATTTGGGCTAATGCAGCGGCTTCACCTTTAAGGTTTCCGTTTTGTAAATCTTCGTTTTGCCTTAATATTTCCTGGTTATGCTTTGCGTTGGCTTCTTCTATTTTTTTGTCGTTAACTTCTTTTTGCTTTTGAACTTCGGAGTAATGTTTTTTGGTGGCCGTTTCGTATTCCTTTCCCGCTTGTTCTAAATACGGCGTTTGATCGAAGCCCGTTTTAAATATATTACCTTCTAAAAACAAATACTTAGCCCATTTACCAAACGACGCGTAGTTTTCGGTTATAGCGTCGGTATTGTCTTCGTAAGATTTGGTAAGGCTGTCTATCGCGTCCGCGCCCGTATTGGATAACCGTATTAAATTTGCCTGGTATTCGGTAATTTTTCCGTTTGCTAAGTCTATTTCTACCTGTATATCGCGTATTTGACGTATTAACCCGTCGTGTGCGTCCCTGGCTTCTTTCGTAGCAAACGTAAGACCTGTAAGGGAAGAAGTATATTTTTTCGTGCTGGCGGTGGAACTATCAGCGCCCTTTGAGTAGGCCGACATAGCACCGACGACCCCTAACAAGGCTAAAGCTAAGATTACGTAAGGGTTGGCCGAAGCGACGATATTAAATATTTTTTGCGCGGCGGTTGCGGCCGCGGTACCTTTCGTACTTGCGACCTCGGCGGCTGTTTTGGCTTTCAATTGCACGGTTCTTATACCGTCCGTAACCGCCGCCAATTTATTTTGCACTATGCCCTCTTTCAGGAGGTTCGTGTTGATTTGCCGGGCGAGGGAAAGAAGGACTATTATTTTTTGCAGTTGTTTTGCCTGCCCGACGTTTTCTTCGCTTTGACTGCCGAACACGGCCATAAGCTGATTGGCCCCCAGTAAAGATTGGGCCAGCCCCATGCTGCTTTTGCTCACGCCCTCGATCCCCTCGCTCAGTTTTCCCAGCCCGCCCAATGCGCTTTCGTAGTTGCCGACGTTGCGGCGGAAATCGCCCGTACTTTGTTCCGCTTCCTTTATCCTGTCGTTGAGTTCGCGGATTTCTTCGGATTTTCGTTTGAAGACGTCCGTACCCACCTCCAACTGTTTCCATTGCTCTTTTAATTTGGATAATTCGATACGCATGCCCTCCACCGTATCTTTTCCCGCCTGTTCGGCCCGTATGCGTAAGGTCTGTTCGCGGACGGCTTCCCGCAACGCCTGATTGGCCTTTATCTGGGCGTCGGTTGCCCCTTCCCGGGCGGCCTTTGCCTTTTTGTCGGTTTCTTCCAGCCTTTTGGCCGTTTTTTCTTCCTCGGTTAAGGCCCGTGTTTTCGCTTTGCTTGCGGTAACGGCCGTAACGGCCTCTTTCGATGTGCTTTTCATGGTCGCGTCGAAACTTTTGATCGCGGCTTCCAGCGTCGTAATATCTTTTATGCTTTCCGCTATGCCGTTTATCTTCAGGATATATTCTTTTTTTCCCGCGGTTGCCATATTATATTTTTCTTATCAGTTTGATTTTGGTTTTATTGCGTCCCGAAGGGTCGTAACCGGATATTTCGGCCACGTAGTAAATGTCTCCGTTGAACATCGCCGTAACCGATCCGTTAAGTTTTTCGTACCGGTCGGGTGTCAGGAAGCCCTCCACTTCGGTATAGTGACTGCCGCCGTTTATAAGCAGGGTAAAATAATTGTCCAGTATCGTCAGTTTCCTGTTCTTGTAATTCAGAATGCTTAACCCCGGCAATTCGCCGGAAACCTTGGCTATTTTGACGGGCCGGTCAAGATGTCCGAATGTGAACCCGGCGCCCGAATCGTTCAACAAACCGTCGGGGTACCAGAAGCGTAAAGCCTGATCGGTGTAACGCTTTTTCATCGCATCGGGATAAGATACCGTATTTTCCCAGGGTTCGTGTTTTGAGATCACGGCCAGCGGCAAAACTATGTTACCGCCCGTTTGCCGTTTGGTAATATTTTTAAACCAGTTGAACGAAAAATTACTTTTTTGCTCTATCACCTTTCCCCCGGTTACACCCGTTTCGTATTCGCCGCCGCCGTCGTCATCCGTTATCGCATAGCCTTCTTCCTCGACGTCCGCCGTAAAGCCCAGCTTATACAGAGACGGCAGTTCCAGCGGGGTATTGGAACGGTCGTGTACCGAAGTCAGGTCGTCCAGATTGACAAAAAGGCTGCTTACGACGGTTTTCGACTGTTTCACATTCAGTTCAAACGCGGTCTCGTCCGCCCGGGTCAGTTGCAGATTAAAGGCTTTGCAAAAGTTGTCTATGAAATCGTCGGTTTTCATATCGGCGGGCAGAAAGCCCGTCAGGTTAATACTGTCGACGTCGAAGTTTACGGGGTCGTTCCAATTCATTGCGGCCGTACCGTTACCCGAAACATCGACTTTCAGCCAATCGGCGTCGGTACGGAAAGGCTGTACGGAAAGTTGAAAAGTTATTTCGTGTTCCGTCCACCCGTACACGGAGTGCATGCCGTTACGCCGGTACCGGCCTTCTTCGGACACGGACGCCAGGGTAACGAGTTCGCCCGCTTCGAACCATACGACCGCGTTTACGCTCCCCCGGCCGTTAAGGCTGTCCGACCGGCGGGCGTAGTTGGACGGGGCGTTATTCAGGTCTATTTTAAACCGTTCCGAATCCTGCCATACCACCGGGTCTTCTTCGTCGGGTATGGCGTTATCGTCCGGATCGTGCGAATCGATTTTCCCGTATTTTTTATACGCCGGGTTATTTACGGCCAGACGGGTGACATCTTCAACGGAAACATCCCAGCTTTGCGCGGGTTTGGCTATCTGTACCTGGGCCGATAAACCGGCTGTATCCAACGGGTTTTGGTATTCGCTCTTACCGTTATAGACGCTTCCCGACTTTCTGACCCCGAAAGCGAAACCGCCCACTATATTCCTGTCCTGGGCCGCGTCCACAAATAATTGTTGTCCGCGGGCCGCGTCTGTGATCTGCGGAAAATATTTGGGTATATCCTTGGCCCCGTCGAAACCCGGACTGCCTTCAAAACGGGTGCTTTGCGGCTGGTTACCGTAATAAAACGTACCGTCGAGTTTCGGGTTGGCCAAACCGAAATCACCCTTACCCCGGTCGCGTAACAACCGGAATTCATACATTTTTCCGGTAAGATCATTATCGGCGTTTTCGGTATGTTTGCAAACGTGCTGAACGTCTGTGGCCTTGTCGGTGCTTCGCCACTTTTCCGTATTGAGAACCTTTAAATCCGCGGTCAACCGCACTTTATAAAATCCCGAAACCGGTATCCGTATCTGGCATTGCGCCCAAATCCGGCCGTAAGGGTCGTTACCGTCGTTTACTTCTTTGTAAAGGACGTTACCGCCCGTGTCCTGTAAAATCGTTATTTTGGAATTGGAGGCGTTTAACAGATCGCACCCGTAGGCGGTGTAACCGTCATTGAATCCCCGGTAAACCCCTTTTTCGAAACCGGCGCCGTTGTTGTGCGCCGAAATACCCGTACGCATGTTCTTCGTCGAACACCAAACGCCCTCTATGCTTATTTGCGCCTGTTTCCCGTAGTTCCAGGGCTGCACATAGTCCGGGTCGTTTTTATAGCTCATGTAAAGACGGGTCAGGCGTTCATCGTTGAAGGCCGTACCGGCTAATTTATATTTCCTGATACCTTCACGCGAACCGTCGGGGTTTCGTTTCCTTCCGTCAAAAATATGCCTTAACATTTCCAATACATTAACGGACGGCGGTAAATCCTGCATACCCATACGTACGCTGTCGTCCCATATATCTTTACCCGAATAGTCGTTACCCGTACCCGAAGGTATTTTGGGCAGTACGCCGTAAAGCGTATACGGGAAGATACAGGGGGGCGTATCACCGTAAACGCCCGTATTGTAGTTATTGACGGACGTTACGAAATCCGTAAAAATTATGCGGTATCCGGGATTTTCGTTCAGTCTGGTTTCGCCGAAAATATCCTTGATGCTCTTGGCCGCCGGCAGGTATAAATTGCCCTTATATTTATCGCGGGTCACTTCGGATAAACGGAATAAACCGGTAAACACCCGGACGCCGTTTATGACAAGTTCGGCTTTGTATTCGCGGTTAAACTTGTCTTTGGTTTCTTCGATGTTCGCGTAGCCGAATACCGCATGATTAACCGGCGTGGGCGGTAAAGCGATGCCGTAGCTGTACTGGGCGTCTTTGGTGTTCAGTTCGCCGGGGTCGAGTAACCGGCGGTTCAGCCTTACGCCGAAATCGCGGCCTGTATCGCAAAGGCGGTTATTGATATACAGTTCCGTGACGGTCATTCGCTCATCCGGTATTTAATTGTCGGTTTGTGCATGTTTTTGTCGGCTCCCGTCACCTGTAACGCAAAGTCTTCGATAATGACGCGGTTGCCGTCGTTATCCAGGATGACGTGCGCGGCGGCCAGCTCTTTGAGCCAGACGGCCGTTTCGTCGGTGACGGGCGCGCCCTCGACCGTAAAAATATCGGACAGGGTCGTATTGTAAACCGTTTCGATGCCGTCACCCTTCCGGGATGAAGGTGTTACGGTTTTGTCGTATGTTTCGACGGAGGGCTTGATTTCTTCCTTTACGTCCGCGTCGAAGTTAAAGGCGTCCCACCCGCCCAGACGGTTTATAAACGAGAATTGCCGGAGGGTGTGCAGACATCCGGGCCGTACCGTATATTCCAGATCGTTCGATACCTGTTTGTATGGGGCCGACACATTGGCCGTATAGCGGGCCAGCGCCACCCGGATGACACCCGCCGCCGGATACCGGTCCAAAACGGTGTCTATATCCAACACACAGGTGTTTACCGAAGAAAATCCGGGAAGATCTTTTTCCGGGCCGTAAACCGTCCCCAGATAATCGCCGCCCGTGCCGTACGCCCGGTAGGCGACACGCAAAAAGCGGTTGATCGCCGGCCGTTCGAAAACGATGAAATTCAGGTACTCTTTCTGTCCTCTGACATACGGCGTACGCGGTTTATCCGTCAGCAACTTTACGAAATCCCCGGATACGGTAAGGACATACTCCGACATATCCCTGTCGTCAAAAACAGATCCGTACCCGTTCAGAACATACAGGACGTCGGATGCGTAAAAGTAAAAGGAGTTGACGGCCTTTATTTTGGCCGTGAACCGGTAGGCCGTCAAAGTTCCCGTATCGAACCAGCCCGGGGATCCGGCGGGCAGGTTACAGCCTCCGTACCGGGAAAACAGGGAGTTCAGTTCAAACCATACGGGGGATCCCGCGTACGTCTTTCGCAGGGTGATAAGGTACGTTCCCATATTGTCGGGCTTTGTCGGCGGGCCGCCGTAAGCCGGGTTAACATAGATGTCCAAATCTATTTCGGCCGTTGAGGCTTCCCCGCTTATACTGTCGTTATTGATCGAAGCCGGGTTCACCCGGTCTATCGTATAGGCCGTATTATTAGCGTTGGCGGGGGCCTCAATTTTTATGTTGAAATCCGTACCGGCCCCTTTACTCTTTATCCACAGGACGGCCCCGCCGTATACATCCGCCATGTTGGAAAAAAAGGGAATTGTTACATGAAAGTTGGCGCCGAACCAGCTATCGGTGAGTAACGCCTGACGCAGGTTTTCGGCCGTCTCGGAAGGTATGCCGGAGACGTAAAAAACAGATCCGCCCGCTTCCGCGGCATCCGTCGTTCCGCGGTAAGTGCGGACAATACCGGAAGCATCCGTGATTCGCAGTAACGAATTGACCGGGGTAATGCCCTTATTCACCTGTATTTTAATTTCCGTATAGGTTTTAGACGCCGGCTTACCGGTGAACTGCACGAAGTTCGGAACCTCCGAAAGCGTAATCGTTTCGGGTTCGGTAATGTCCGCTATGTCTTTGACGATATATCCTTTCATATCAGCAGTTGTTAAAAAAAAGATCCAGGGTATCCGTTATCGCGTCATACAATTTATCGGCCCAGTCGTTTAAAAACAATCCGTCCAGCTCCCTGTCCATTGTCGCGAAGATCGGCCTGCCGGGGTGGCCGTCGCGCCAAATGGCATAAGATATGCGGTACAGGGTATCGGCGTCGGTCGGTATCCCGTTTTTGGCGGCCCATTCTTTAAGGACGCTTACAGGCGGTTTCTTTTTGTACTTCGGCGGCCGCGTCCACTCCAGATATACGACGTAGTGATTGAAAAGCGCCTTTATTACGGGGTCTTCGCCCGTAACGGTACTTACCGACGCTTCCAGATTACCGCGTAAGGCGCTGTCACGTAAAGTGTTCCTGCCCGCTTTTGTGTTGGTGCTTATCGTGTCGTCTTCCAGGACGACCGCGGCCAGGGCCAGCAAGTTATCGGCTATCTTATTGATTGCCAGTCGTACGCCCTCTTTACTCATTAAACATCAATCTTAAAGTCGGGTAAGCCCGTCTTTTCGTTGAATACCGCGCACCCGTCGGGATTTTCCACCTTAAAGTCGGGTAAAGCGTTTATCCGCGGGAACTGTTTGGACGGATCGAAATCATCGTCGCAACGGTTTACCGGATTAGCCTGTACGATCGTGTAGGTGAACCGGAAGCCCGCCGCGTTGTTGTCGTAATAGTCGCGAAGGGAAACGAACGTGAAACCGTTCACCTTGAAACCCGTGGACGGGTAAACCCGGTTTATCTTTTCGGCGAAGGCAAGACCGACGTCAAAGGCGGCCGTCTGAACGTCCGATACGTCTTCGTCGTTTACCGGGATGCCCAGAATATCGACATTACAGGTGTACGATAATGTCTGATCGACGCTTTGCCCGTATATCGGATCGTCCAGCCATACAAGCGGGTGGGCTTCGTTCGACGCCCCCTTCTCGTAAGATTTTCCGTAGAAAAAGCCTTTGATCCGCTTGTGCCGGCGCGCCAATTCGTAAAAAAAATCAACTATCCGCATTTTTGCCGTGTTTTTGTATGAACCTGTCTAACTTTTGTTGTGCCGTGTCGGCGGTATCTTTGTCTTTACGGTATTGCAGGAACGTAAAAACTTTCGTAACCGGCAGTTCAGTAATCTCATCAAGACGTAATATTTCAGTGCCGGCCAGATCCGAGATAATCTTATACCAGCCCCAGGACTTGGAAAAGGCTTTATATTCTGGGGCAGCCGGCCGTACGCCCGGGCCAGCTTCGTATATGCCACCGTACGTTGATCTGACACGGTTTTGCAGCGTAAAAAAAAAGCCAGCACCCCCAAAACCTTACCGACGGGAAGGGCGGCAAACATCGCCCGCCGCGTTTCATTGTTTTTGTAGTCGTAGACTTCACCCGCGGGACGGCAAACGACGGCCAGAATATTCGACAGGATGTTTTCGCCTTTTTTCTGTATTTCGTCGGCGTCCGCCCACGCGCCCAAACTCATTTCGTCCTCGACCGGGACGGTGTATCTGACCCCGCCGGTTTCCACATAAGGGACGGGAGACACCGGGTTGTCCTTAAACAGAAAACCGATATACTCGACAATCCTGTTAAACACTTCGACGGGCCGGCTCAACAACCAGTCGGCGTCCGTCCTGCATATTTTGGCGACATAGGCCGCGCGTTCACGTGTCGTTCCGGGCTTTTCCGCATAAAACGTTTCGTAAAACCCCAATGTAATATCATCCCAGCTTTCGGGAACTTCGATTTCAACCTTATCATATTCTATCCGTACCATAACCTAAAGACGAAAAAACAATTTTTCGTCTTTATTGAAAGATTAAATATGGACGAAGCAAAAACGTACTCGATAATCAGTCTGAGCGCGGCCGATGAAAGCCCCGCGTTTCCGAAAGTGTCGGTAAACAAATCGGGCGGCTGGGTTACGTTCGGCAATAAGAACCTGTTTCCGCAGGAAATCATTAACGCAAACAGCAAAAGCCCCGTAAACGCTTCGATCATCGAAAGTACGGTAACCTATATCTGCGGCAAAGGCATAAGGGAAAGCACAAAGAACAAGGATGGCTACACGGGCGTACCGAACACCGCGGAAAGCTGGGACGAGGTATTGGAAAAGATCGCCAAAGACTATAAAACGTTCGGCGGCTTTTACTGGCAGGTGGTAATAAACAAAGGCGGTACGACCGTTTCACTGTTTCACCAGGATTACAGTACCGTCCGCATCGGCCTGATCGACGAAAAAGGACATCCGCTTACGTTCAAAATATCGAACGACTGGACGAAAACAGGCGGCAGGTATAAACCGGTCGAATTGGAAGCCTGGCCGGGCATGGACACGGCAAAAAAGGGTGTGGCTTATCTGTATCACTACTGGGACTACGCGCCCGGTCTTATGTTTTACAGCGTTCCCGGATATTATCCGGCCATTGAGTATGTGAAGGCCGACGGTACGCTGGGCGTTTTTTACAACAATTCGATAGACAACGGCTTCACGCCTTCGGTTATAATCTACATGTCTTCCAACCCTTCCGACGAAAAAAAAGCCGAATTCCAAAAAGCCGTGGAAGGGGCGTTCGCCGGCGCGCGGGGAGCTTCCCGCGCCATTATCGTGTGGGGTGAAAACGGGGACGTGCGTTCTAAAATAGAGCCGTTTAACGCCTCCAAAAATGCGGATATATACGATAATGTCGAGGGTATCGTATTCCAGAAAATCATAAGCGCACATCGTCTCAGCAGTCCCACGCTGGCGGGTGTATCGGGATCGGGTAATCTGAGCGGCAACGCCGCCGAAATCATCGACGCTTACGTGCTGTATAACTACACGGTGATCGAGAAATTGCGCAACAAGATTTTAGATCACTTAAATAAATTCACGAAGATAAACAAAACCGCCCCGCTGGCAGTGGAGGAACTGGACGTATTACCGAAAATACGTGAAACCGAAAAGGCGGACGAAGAAAAAGAAACAACGACCGAAAGCACTCCGCCGGAAAAAGAGGCGCCCGCCGCGCTTACCCGGAAAACGGGCAAATTAAAAAGGCTGTTATCTTATCTTCATAAGTACATCCGCAGGGAATCGAAGCCGGGAGGCGGGTACCGATATATTTACGACGAACCTGAAGAAGGCGTTAAAAAAAAAATTCCCGACACGACGGAAAAATCAAAAACCGCCCGGGAACGGACTAAGTATTTGGGCGAAATGAAACCGCTTTTAAAAAAGAAGGTGAAAAAAGAGGCGGACGGCAAAACCATTAACATCGGCTTTAACCGGAAAGGAAACAAACATGTATATTCAGATACTTTCGGACGCGCCAAAGGATTGAAGAAAAACGATCTAAAAAACTTAGACAAAGCGTTGGCGAAATCTACGTTTGTTAAATCATCGCCGCTTAATAAGGTACGAAAAGACGGTATTTCTCGATTCTACTATTTCAAAGATAGTAATAGTAGTAAAGGCCTGTATTATAATGTGGCCGAAGTAAAAACAAAAAAACCGGACGGAACTATCCGAGTGTCACGCTTTTTATATTCAATTACGGATAGACTAAAATAAAAACGTCGGGCGACAGATTTAGGTAATACACCCGGTTAGTCATTCCCGACGCTTTTACTTTTGACAGCGGGCGGCGTCTTAGGTTCAAATACCGGGTATGCACTTTCCCACTGTTTTTACTTTTGACAAAGATACGGATATTTTAGGTTAAAATATATATAAAAAATGGAAATAATATTAATAAACGAAGAACTTTTTCGCGAAAACAGCCCGATAAAGGACAATACCGTTATCACGAAGTTCATACCGTATATCGGTATCGCGCAAAAGATGTATATCGAACATATCCTGGGCAAACCGCTTACAGACGAACTGAAAGATCAGGTGAAAGCGGCGGGCGGCCCGGATGCGGCGGGCGACGAAATCACGCCCGCAAACCGTGCGTTAATACTGGCATTAGCCCCCGCTCTGTCGTTCTACGCCGTGTACCAGGGTATACCGTTCCATTGGGCCGCGATCGTGAACAAGGGGATTACCGTAAGAGACAGCGAAAACAGCAAAGCCGTGGACATAAAAGACATAGCGCAGCTCCGCCGCTGGCTCAAAGACGACGCCGAAGAATTCGGACGGGATTTGACCGGCTATCTTTGCCGGTGTCGTGACCAATACCCGCTCTGGAATCCCGGAAGGGGTTGCGGATGCGACGGAGAAACGGGTGAAGGGTCGGAGCGAAGTCCGTTCGACACCGGAATATTCATACCCGAAAGATGATAATTATGTTACTGACGGAATTAAAAAAGATGTTTCTATTCAACCAGATATTAAGCCTGCTTAGAAAGGCGGGCGGCAGCATTTACGGCTGGTTTCTGGCCGTACTCGGCAGCGTCGGCGCTTTCTTCGCCACCGAAAAATATTGTTTTTACGTGGTTTTAACCGCGATAATGTTGGACGCCCTTTTCGGTACCATTGCCTCTGTTTACAAAAAGCGGGGTTTCGCCTTATCCAGATTGGGCCGCGTCACCACGTTTAAGATATTATCGTACGGCGCCGCCCTGGCCATCGTTTTTATGGTCGAGAAGCTGGCCCGCGATACGGGCTTTGTCGGTATCAAGATTGCGGCGGGCTGGGCGGCGGCATGCGAATTCTGGTCTATGTCGGCCTCTATCCTTATCGTCTGGCCCAATGCGCCGTTTTTCCGTATCATGCGGAGACAGCTTAAAGGCGAAATAGCCGCGAAACTGGGTACCCCGATAGACGATATATTTCCCGAAGACGAAGAAGCCGCCCGATAAGGGCGGTTTTCTTATTTACTCCAAAGGACAAAACCCAGCGTTACGCCTATATACGGTTGAATGCCGTCAGGCCCGTACCCGATACCGGGGCCGACCGTCAAAGCCCGGCGCGGCGAACGTTTATTAATGACCGTATTCGTTATCGTCGTGGTCTCCGGGTACAGCTCGATACTTACCAGCCGCGGCCGGTAACCTTCCACGACGGCCGTGTAATCTCCGGTCACATAGGTGTTCCGGGTAACGGGTATGATTACGTCGTTTCCGGGCGTAATCCGCATTACCGTATCCGCAACGGTCGCCGTTATCATGCCTTCCGGGAGCTTCGTTTGCGGCCGTACGGTATCGTATCTTATCACCGTTATGACTTCGGGAGCCGGTACCGGCAACCGTACCGTATCGCGGATAACCACCGTATCGCGTTGTATTGCCGGTTCGGACGGTGCCGGGCCGGACTTCCCCCTTAAAAAGATAACCGCCGTCAAAGCAAATATCAACAGCAGTAAAACCAAAAAAACACCCGGCTTCATGAAAAGTACAGGTTGGATTCATCTTTGCGTCGTCGCGCCAATCCGGATAACACCGTACCGCCGGCTTTATTCCATTTGGCAAATTCATCCGCAATGCTCGTGTCATCGGGATTTACTTTCGCTTTTTTTAATAGAGTCGACTTTTGGAAATTACCCGCGCCCGCATTAAATACGAATGATACAAGCGCGTCGAATTGGTTTTGAGTAAGATTTTGCAGATGCCTGTTCACCGCGTTTTCGGCATCAACAACATCCTCCCTCAAAAAACCGACGGCTTTTTCCTTCGTAATCACATCACCGGGCCTCACCCCTTTAGTATGGCCGTACCCGATTGTCCAGACACCCGCGGGGCATCGGTACGCTTTCAACCGTAATCCCTCGTGAGCGGCTATGGCTTCAATTCCTTTGCTACTTGTTTTCATCGTTTATGTATTACCGAAAAATCAAATCCGGTTATTATATCGCCCAGATATTTTAAAAACACATACCGTTCGGCGTCTTTGGCATGGTTGAAGTTATCTATCGGCTTACCCGTGTAATTACCGTTGCTGTCCTGCATATAGCGGTACTTACGGTTTTCGTCTATGCTGCCCGGCGAACGGGCGGTATAGTGTTTTTTATATCGGTTCATTATCTGAATGCCCAGGCGTACGCTATCGTCCCCTTTATCGGCCGGCACTACGGTCAGACCCGCGTTTTGCAGTTCCCTGATGCTTTTGGGTTCGGCGCTGTCGGCCACTACGGTAACGCGGCCTAAACCCGCGTCTTTAATCCGTTTCGCTATTTCGGGATTGGTCAGATTCGTTTCATATATTATTTCGTCTATCCAGACCTCGCCGCCGCTCAAACGTATGTGTTCGGCGGCGGTCGGCGCACCGTACCCGAAGTCCAGGCCGATGTATTCTTTTTTGAAGTCTTTAACCATTTCGCCCGTTATATCCCAGTTCTTAATTACCAGACCTTCGTAACTTCCGGTTTCACCCAGAATATACACGCGGTAATAATTTTCGTCTATGCTTCCCTGATATTCGATTTCGGCGATCTGGGCGGCCGTCAACGTCTCGTTGTCTTTGTATGTGCTGTGTATTAACAGGCTGTCGGCGGCGGGTAAAACTTTATCGTCCACCCAAAAGTCGTATAACGGGTTGTAGTCGAGTATCACCTTCTCACGGGTACGTGTTGCGGCCTGTCGGTAAAGATCGAAAGGCACGTTTATACACTCGTTGATAAACAATATATCGCGCGCCGGGCCTATCAGCTTATCCGGTGTTTCGGCACCGATGAATTCTATTTCGCAATTATTTACGCGGTAAATTTTATCGGTCGCATTCCAGTCGTTTTCGTTCCAAAGATCATCGGTCTTTAATATATTTTCAAAATCACGGATACACCCCCGTTTTAAATGCGGTAACGATTCCGATACCACGGATATGGTTCTGGGCTTTTTTGACTTTACCGCAATAATATACAAAAGTTGCAGGATCGACCATGTCTTAGACGAACGGGCGCCTCCCTTGTTGGCTATCGTACGCACTTCGGGACGGGTGAAAGCCGCCAGGTTTTTACTGAAAACGTTTGTGGTGTACATTACAGCAGGCCCTCCAATTCTTTTAAATATCCGTCCGTTTCGTTATCCCGCACCGACACTTTAATAACCGGCTGATTACCCGTTACATTCACATTATCCGATAAGCCGTTAAGCCGGTTAACCAGATTGCCCGCGTACTGACCCGCCGCCGCCCCTTCGATTTGTTCGGCCCGTATCGTCAATTCGATTTGTTCGACGGTTTCCAATAGTTTGATTTCGCCGGCCGACGCCGTACCTTTCTCTATTTTTTCCCGCAGTTCGCTTTTGGCGGTTCTGAAATAACTTCCGGATATACACAGGTATTTCGTCAATCCGTCCATAGAATACATACGGCCTAACGGTATTTCGGCTTCTTCGTATCCCCCCCGGTATTTTACAAGTTCCACATCGTAGCGGGGGTGGCGGTCGCACCAGTCGAAATATTTACACGCTTCGTCCCAAAGTAAGGCCGCGTCGCCAAACAGACGGTTGCGCCCGTGTTTGGTACGGAGCTTCCAAAGTCGGTTACCCGTCAACCGGCCTTCCATTACGTCAAGTCTTCTACCACTTCCCTGATAACGGCTTTGCCGCCCGGCTGTATCACGATTTCCAGACCTTCGGCGGTGTGGTACATACCCGGCCTGATCTTAGAACCGTCGGCCCGTGTAACGGTGCCTTTGACTATTGTACCTTCGTACGGCAAAAAGTCGAACGGGATACCTTCGGACATGGGGTAACGCACCGTCCCTTCAACCTGCGGCACATAACCGGGCGCTCCGGGGTCGTCGTATTGCGGGCCGGTATTGACGTCGCCGCCTTCGTTACCCGCCGTCGGCGTTTCGTTCCTTAGTTCTTCCTCCCTCTTCAGTATCTGCTCCCGCGCATAATCCCCCAATCCGTCAAGCCAGGCGGCAAGCAGCCTCACACGTTTTTGCAGGCAGGTACCGCACGTTTGCGGAGTGTCGCGAAGCCCGAAGGCGGCGTTATACGCGGCGTAAACTTTCGACACGGTGTAACTGTGCCTGTCGCCTTCGGCTATCACGTCTTTAACCAGGTCGACCAGGGCGGGCGTTACCCCGCTGTAGTCGACGTTCTTCTTTGTCTTAATCATAAATCCGGAATTTTAATTTTAAGTATAGAAAATTGATAAAGCCTGCCAACACGCCTATACCCGCAATGCCGTATATAAGCGTTAACCGGTCCGACACCAGGCCGCGGCGCATGAAGTGCGGGGCGGCGGTCAACGCCAGAATGAAATCGAACAGCACCGTAAGCCAGAACGTAAGACACGGCCTGCAATTGAACGGCTTAAAGTTCAAAGGAAGCATAACCACTTCGGTCAGCAACCAACCCGACACGAAGGCCGTCAAAGAGTTAGCCGCGATAATTGCGGTAACTCCGGCTAAAAATATTAATGTATCCATAACCTAAAGACGAAAAAACTAAAAATCGACTGCGGATAGCAGAAAACCGCGCCGTCCGTCGAAACGTTTGACCAGGTCTTTTTTAATCCGGCCTATCACCGGCCATATCCTGGTGGCGGGTATGCCCAAAATAATCGACATACGCTTATAGGATATGGCCGGTGACAACCCCACGTAAATTTCAAACAGCGACACCGCCGCTTCGTCGTAGTTTTCGCGCACGTATTTCATCACCTCGGCGTTAACCGTTTCCACCGCTTCCCCGTAACTTTCGCCGTCAAAGTCCGGGGCGGGTATATCCCGCAGTTCCTCCTTACCCGTTTCGGGCGTCTTTTTACTGTCCAGGAAAGTGGCGCGGTATGCCTGCAAGAAGTAGCCCGTGTTGTCCCTGACCGCGGTACCCCGTCGTGCGATAGCATCGTAGGCCCGTAAAAATGCGTCGGTGAACAAGTCTTCGTCATAATCCCGGACGAGATGTCTTAATCTGTCCATATTCGCGGCGTACCAGCCCATAAAAGCGCGGGCCTTGGCTTCGTTTTCAGGCAAAGCCCCCGTAAGTTCTTTCTTTCGTCCCACCGTATTTATTGCGTAAATCCTTGATTTCGTTCATTAAAAACGTCTGGTTGTCTTCCTTGGAAGCCAGACGGCGGCATACACGTACATCGCGCGTCCCCTCGACAATAAGCCGGTGTACGTATACTTCCTCAAGCCGGCCGCGGCGCAACAGGCGCGCCACGGTTTGCAGGTAGTGGCCCAGATTCCAGGTAACGGAAAACCACACCATACGGCGGCCGCCGAATTGCAGGTTTAAGCCGTGTCCCGCCGAGGCGGGGTGGATAAGTAAAAGCCGTATTTTTTTGTCATTCCAGTCGCGGAAGTCCCGGACGGCATTTTCGCCCTTACGGAGTTCGCGGGCGAACGGGAAGGCCACTTTTATACGGTCTGCTTCGTGTCTGAACTGATATACGGCTATAAAATTTTCGTCGGGGTGTTTATCCAGAAGATCACGCAGGGCGTCGATCTTAACCGTATTCACTTCGTGCCAGACACGCGGGGCGCGATTGTCCGGACAGTCTTCGTAAATTGCGCCGCCGCTTATCTGTAACAACTTGTTGGTAAGATCGGCCGACGTCTTAACCGTTACCCCGCCGGCATCGAAGAAGTCCAGGGCGTATTCTTTTTCCAGACGGTCGTATATTTCACGGTCGAACGGATCCAACTCCAATTCTATGTCATCCGTAATAAGGTTCGGTAATTTCAGATGGTCGCGCGTCTGCATCGTCAACGCTATATCGCACAGCTTCCGGGCGATCGCTTCGGCCGCCCCCGGTTTCGGTATATATTCGTAAACGATCATCCCGTTGCCGCGGGCGGTAAAATATTTGTCCGCGAACTTACCCCATGTGTCGCCCAGACGTTCGCCGTCGTCCAGTAACATGATTTCGGCCCAAAGGTCGGTAAGGCCGTTGGGCCGGGGCGTACCCGTCATACCTATGCGGTAGTCTATCGGACGGACGAATTTCCGCAGTTTTTTAAACCTTTTGCTGCTTCGGGATTTAAACAGGTCTAGCTCATCAATGACGATACAGTCGAATTCGGGCATTTTTCTGCCCCCTGCGGCATCTTTTCCGCCGGATAATACATCTATCAGCCACGAAATATTATCGACGCTTACAAGAAAGATGTCGGCGTCGGCGTTAAGCGCCTTGATCCGTTGTCCGGCCGTACCGGTTACCACGCTGTAACGTGTGCCTTCCAGGTGCTGCCAGGTCTCCAGCTCGTCGGGCCATGTGATACGCGCCACTTTGCCGGGGGCGACCACCAACGTCCTGGTTACGGCCGCTTCACGGTAGTGCATATCGTAGAGGTAGGACAGAACCACCACGGTTTTGGACAGGGACATGCCCAGAAACAGGGCGGCGCGCCGGTTGGCGCACAGATGTTCGTATGCCCGGATCTGGTGTTCGTCCGTATCATACCAAATGTTTTTTCTTTTATCGTAAAGCCTGCTTATCATAATGTCAAAATAAAACCGTCTATACTTTCGTAACCGTCCAATACCTCCACCCGGAAGCCCAAATCGCGCAGCCGGGCGTGTACTTTCCGCTGTATCGGTCCGGGCTTCTTTCCCGGCGCTTTGGTTTCGACGAAGACGATTACGCCGCCAGGTAACAATACTATGCGATCGGGAAAGCCCCGAAAGAATAGCGGCGGGAACTTTACGCAAAGGCCGCCCAAATGTTCGACGGCTTCGATTAAATATCTTTCTATCTTCTTTTCCATAAACCAAAAAACTAAAAAACCTTATTTTTCTATACGTGTGTTTACGTGCATATAATTTGATTAAATCGCCCGTTTTGCGCCTATTTCGTGTATTTATTTCCTTTTTCACTATTTACCCTAAATTTTGTTTTTTTGGTTTTTTAGGACTTAATTCGCTGCAAACGAGAAACAACCAAAAAACCAAACGCAAAAACCAAAAACCAAACGCAAAAACCAAAAAACTAAACGGTTATCGCGTAAATGCTTTTTGGTTTCCGTAATGCTTAAATTTTAATGTACCACCGTAAGGCGTCCAATCCCTTAGACTTTTCATTATTCGGCTTATTTCGTAACTGTCCTTGCGGGTGATACTGTTAGGGTCTTTGCCTAAACATTCCGTCCATATTTCCAGGATACACACGTTATCCCGTTTAACCGTTCCGCGGTTGCTTTCGTCCTGTAGCCAGTTGCGACGCTGGTACGGGTCTAACGTGTCCCAGTTCGTCGGTAACAACCGTTCCAGGTATTCGCTTACCAGGCCGCTGCGTTCGTCTTTCTCCAAGTGCTTATCCTGGATTAAACGGGCTTCTTCTTCTAAGCCGTCTTCGGCCAGGTAAAGCGGTTCACTCCGGGTGTAGCGTTCTTTCGCTTCGGCCCACAGCTGGGCTACGGTCGCGGGGGTTAAATACGTCTGGAAGTTAACGGCCCCCCTCGCGCCTTTGCAGTTCACCACCCAGAAGCGGCGATTACCCGTAACGTCGCGTAAAAAGTCTTCTTCGTTGGTAGTGCCGAAGAAGACGCAACGCCGTGGGAAGTGTTCCACACGTTTACCGTACGCCACCCTAAAGCGGTCTTCTTTCTTCGCTACGAAGTGTTTAACCGCGTCGACTTCTGCACGACGAAGCCCCGCCAGTTCGCCCAGCTCTATAAGCCAGCTGCCCTGTATTTGTTCTAAGGATTCTTTACCCGTTAAGGTCTGCATGCTGTCGCTAAACCATTCGCCGCCCATTTTGGCAAGGGTCGTACTTTTGCCTATACCCTGGTCGCCGACGATCACTAACACGTAGTCGTATTTACAGCCGGGATTATAAATACGGGCTACGGCCGCGGTGAATGCCTTACGTGTAACCGCCCGCGTATAGGCGCTATCGGTTGCGCCGAACAGGTCTGTAAACAAAGTGTCTAAGCGTTCCGTACCGTCCCATGTAACGGCGTCCAGGTAGTCCCGTACGGGGTGGTAACTGTTACCGCGTACCACGACGGTAAGAGCGTCGGTTATCTGGCCTTTGCCGGTAATACCGTAACACCGTTCCAGGTATAAGCGTAATTCGGCGTCGTCGGCGTCCGACAGCGGACGCGGGTATTTGTGTACGTTTCTATCCCAGGGCAGGCACTTAACGGCCGTTTCGCGTTGTTCGAACTCATTGAAGCCGAAACGGCCTTTTAAGTTTTCGTCGTTATTCAGAATGATAACCACGTTGTTAATGGTATTCTTTATTTTGCCCCGTTTGCCTTCGGTTTCTAATCCGGCTACCCAGTCGTCGGCCGTGGCGGTCTTTACCGCTTCAGCTTCCGGTTCGTCGTAGTCGTCGGCCGCGTGTTCGCGCCTGGCGCGTACAATCTCTTTTTTAACGGGTGCCAGCTTACCCGCATACTCCGCCATAGCCTTAAAACTCGGTAACTTCGTCGGTTCGGTGTCGGGCTTCGCTTTGTCGTCCAGGTCGCCGAACTTATGAAGCCTGACCAGATCGAACGCATTACATAACTTACCGCTTATTACGTCGGTGGCGTGGTGCGAGAAGGCTAACTTATTGTCGTAGATCACCAGCCCGCCCGACGTCGACCCGCCGATAAGGCTGTAGCGGTCGCCGCCCGATTCTTCACACGGGGTATACACGTCGCCCAGAAATTCAGTCAGGGCGTCGTGCATCGGATACGCCCGACAGAACGCGCCTATAATACCTTCTTTTTCTTCGGGGTCTTCCACCTTATCGGCGGTACCGTGTTTAACCGTGCCCTTAACCCGTGAAGACACGGGCCAGGTAGTCGGGTCGCGCCAATCCGGCAGTTCGGCCAACACGGCGTCGGCGTCCATTATCGGGCCGTCCGAATATTGAAAGACATATTCGCCGTCTTTGCTTGTCGACGGGTAGTACATAAGCTGCGTGGCCCGGTAGGTCGTGTCGTCGAAAGCGTCGATACCCAGCCACGACGCCACGATGCGCGCGACCGCTTCGTATTCGTCGGGACTGACTTTACGGTTTAGCGGAAAACAGATACGGAAGCGCGGGTCTTCTTTGCGGTGTTTGTGCGTGGTGTACATACACCCCGCGCATTCCAGCAACCCGAAGTCTATCCATAAGTCGGGATCGCCGTAGTCTACGTCCAGGCTTACGATCTGGCGGTATTCCACGTAGCCTTTTTTTCGCCTGCCTTCCCGGAGGCGGCCGCCGACAAAGCCGCCGACGTCCTTGATTTCGTCCTGGCGGTCTTTCGTATAGCTGAAATACTGTTTAAGGGTTTCGGGCGTCCGTTCGGTCTGGCTTAGCGTGTTAACTAAGTCCTGCCAGGTCGTACGCTTGTTTTTCCACTTCGCCGCCCTTCGGGTGCCGGCGACGGCTATATCCACGGCGATATCGTATTTTAAACTTATCATAACAAGTCTATTATTTCTTCAAATTGATCGTAGTTAACGCGCGGGGTACACTTCTTAAATACCCAAAAAACGCTACTGTATTTTCTAGCGTGTTGTTGCGTTTTTACCTTTCCCGATATTAGTCTGGATCTGGCGATAAGTTCAAAGCGGTCCAGCGGGTAGAATCCGATAGTATAGGCTCGCCACATCACCCACTCCGGAATAAAGAAATTTTTGCCGCTACTTACAGTTCCCTGGCATTTAAAAACTAAGATACCGTCGTTTTTAAGTATCCTGTAATATTCCCTTAAATTGGTATTGTAGCTTATGAATAAGTCTAACGGGCTTTCGTAACTGCCAAAACGGTTATTAATAATATTAGATTTACTATTGCCGTTATTCAGGCTGTCGCCCTTTGATATTACGAAGGGCGGGTCAAACATTATGCTTTGTATAGAGTTATCATGAAACGGTAAAGGGAAAATTAATTTTTGTACCCCGTCTGTTTGCGGGTACATATCAAATTTATATATAGGTTCCGTAATAACGGGTGTACCGTTTTTCCGATAGAAATTACCTGTCGAAAAGGTCGTATCCAATTCAAACGGTAAACCGTTATTGTGAAGGCTAAGAATATCCTTTATAATTTCGTGTTGGTCGTAGCCTATACTTTTTATAACTTCTTTATTCATAATAGGCGCTTATCCAATTCGTTACACTTTACGGCTGTTATTATAGGGTTGGCCCATTCTCTTTGCAGACGTCGCCAATCTTTATATGCGTGGCCGCCAATTGTAACGGGTGCTACGTGTCGCCAGTTTTCGGCTATCTTTTCGACCGTCGGTATATCCCAGGTAAAGGCTACGGATACGTGTACTTCGTCGGCTTCGTCCTTTATAGTAGGGTGAAGCACTTTTATACGTACATCGGTATCGTCGGGCGTTGCTTTTGTTCGACGTGGAAATATCCGTATTGTTTTCTTCATACGCCGTTATATTTACGCAGCAACACGAAGGAGGCAATAACCGGGATAACCGCGATTAAAAACGGTATCCATACCGGCGCGGTAATCCACCACCACGACCAGGCGATAGCGCCCGTAAGTTTCAACACCGTGAAGATCGCGAAAACGGCTATGGTGTCGTAAAACATAATTCTTTTCATATTGCTAATCCTTTTTGTAATATTTCGATATATAGCCGTCGCCCTTTAAGGGCAGGTCTTTCGCCCATACGGGACTGACGGCCATTATTTTATTCATTCTTTCAAGTGTAGCGGGTGCGTCTTCGTCGCGGGCTTCGCATATTATTTCATCGTGAACGTGCATGAGTATGGGATACCCCGCACGGTGTATGCGCAGCATGGCGTCGCAAAGACAATCTCGGGCGACGGCCTGGGTAATGTTTTCCGTCAGCGATCCGCCGTACGTGTCCTGTTTGCACCAGATTTTTCTGGTCTGGTCGATACCCAGGTACGATAACCTCCCTTTGTCGACCGAAGCGCCGTAATAGGCCAGACGCCTGCCCGACGGAAGTTCGATAAACAGGTAACCCCGGTCGTATGAAAATTTGACGCTGCAGTAGGGTTTACGCAGTACATACGACGTTTTCCCTGTTACCGCGTGTTTGGCCGCCTGTTCGACTTCGCGCCACAGCTTTACGATTCGCGGGTTGGCCGAACGCCAGGCACTGACCAGGGCGGGCAGTTCGGCTTCGTCCAGACCTTCGCGCAAAGCGCCCATGGCGATGAGTGCGCCCGTCCCGCCCTGATACCCCAAAGCCAGGGTGGCGATTTTACCTTTGGCGCGCAGGTCGCTTTTTTCGGCAATCGTTTCCATAGGCACGTTAAACATATCGGCCGCCGTGGCTTCGTATATTTTTCCGTGGGTATTGAATACTTCCAATACCCGGTCTTCACCGGCCAGCCAGGCCACCACGCGCGCTTCGATCGCGGCGAAATCCGATACCGCCAGGCTGCACCCCTCGGACGCTATCAAAGCCGTGCGGGTAAGTCTGCTTATTACGTCGGGTACGTCGTCGTACAGAAGATCGGCTATACCTTTGACTACGGCTTCACGGGCGGTAAGCAGTCCTTTTTTGAGGGTGCGTTTCAGGTTCTGCACCTGCACGCCCCGACCGGAAAAGCGGCCCGTGCGGTTGGCCCCGTAGAATTGCAGAAGGCCGCGTATACGCCCGTCTTTCTGGGCGTAAGCCAACATGGTGCCGTATTTGGTTACGGAAGTCTTGGACGCGAACTGCCGGAGCCGTAAAACCCGTAATACGTGTCCGGGAAGCGGGGCCCCGCCGATCATATCGGTCAGGCAGTCTTTTCCCAGGCTGTGTACTTCGTAGCCCAGTTCCCGGAAAAGCCAGCGTTTCAGTTGCGGCAGACTGTTGGGGTTGTCGACTCCCGTAAGATTTACCATTTCGTCGTGTACGTCTTTTGTGAAACGTCTGTTTGTTTCTATGGCCGCCTCGATGAATTCACGGTCTACGGTTATACCCGTGGCGTTTATTATCCTGTCTAATATCCGGTATTCGCGTTCGGTGTCGGGTAATCCGGGAAAACGGGAAACATACGTATACAGCTCCCGTTCCGTCCCGACGTCCTGCGCGTTGTATTTCTTGAAGGCCTCCCATTTTCCGGGGTCGTGTCCGGGCAGGTTGAGGGTACGCCCGCCGTTCTTTTTGGTCGGTTTACAGGGTTTACAGAAGAAGGATATAAGCGACTTGCCGCGGGCATCCTTTTGTTCGGACAGCCCCAATACCCGGCCTATCCTGTCCAGGCTGAAGGGTAAGCCCAGGTAGGCCGCCGCGACCATGGTACAAAACCATTGTTTTAAATCCAGGCCGACGCCGTAGTAGGTTTCGATACAGACGTATTCGAAGTTCGCGTTATGGGCGATTTTCAATACGGAAGGGTCGGTCAGCGCCTTCCATACGCGCACGGGTATGCTTTCACCGGGGTATTCGTCATTACTGCAGTCGACAACCGTAACGGGTTCGCCGTCAAACGCATAAGCGAAAAGAATGATCTTAAAACTGTCGTCCTCGGCGTAACGGTACACCCCGACGTCCGATATGTCCGGGTCACAATACGTTTCTATGTCTATGTGCAGATGCTTCATTTTAACATTGCGTCTATAATAAGGTTACATCTTGCGCCGTACTTAATTAAAATATACTTTGCAAGCGAACACGTTTTACCTTTATAGGTACAATTCAAATCGTCGTATTCGGGGTCTGTCTTGCTCAGTTTTTTACCCAAAATGACGGGGTCTAAGGAATACAAACCGAACGCCGCTAAAAGGCCGTCTATAGGCAGTATCTCGAAAAAATCGGCGTCGACGGGTTTAATAAGATGTTTAGCCTTCATAAATAAATTATATCGGGCTAATACGTTACTTTCGGCGACTATACCCGCCACCTTGCATTCGGAGTGTAAAACCGAACAATTAATACCGTATTTGTCGTGTATCTGTACTATCTCCAACCATTTTAAAGGTGTCCACCGATCGGGTATAACGTCTTCCAAAACCCTATACTTTTTTGTCTTTTTGTATCCTTCACCCCGTTTAAAGTATTCCAGCGTTTCGCCTTCTATTGATTGGGGGAAACACAACGGGTAATATTCTTTATTCACTTCTACGATCTGCATACTGTTTGAATTAAAAACCGAAAGGGCGGCCTTAAAACACCGCCCCCTCCGGTAACATTTTATGTTAGGTCTTCTTCTTCGTCGTAATCTTCCGGGCCGGCTTCAAAGCCGCCCAGGCGTTCGCCGTCGCCCGTTTTCATAAGGCTGTTGAGGTAAAAGCCGAAGCCTTTGGACTTGTTGTTAAACGGATAACATACGATCACGCCGCGGCAGTAACAGCCGCTGTACACTTTGTCCGGGTCTAAAATAGCCTGTTGGTCGGTGTCGAACAAGGCGGGCCGGCTTTTGGAGGAAGCCTTGATAAAGTAGCTGTCTCCGTATTCCGCGGCGCCGGGGTGGTCTTCCAGCCAGTCGTCGCCGTCTCGCAACGGATTCCACAGCTTCGGGCTGGTAAGCGGCAGGCCTTTGAACAGGCTTTCTTTGTTTGCCTCGTAGGCGGCTTTGACGGCGGCTTCGATCTTTTGTACGTCCGGGTGGTCTTTCGGGATGAGAAAGGTGCAATCGTACTTTTTTTCGCCGTCTTCCTCAAAGCAGGAGGGTTCTTTTACGTGTACGTAACTTACGCGGTGCGTACCCGTTACGACTTTCAGCGGATTTTTCGCCGCCGTTTCTTTTTTCTTTTCCATATTAATTAATTTTTGTTACGTTAAATCTTCTTCGTCAAAATCGGCTGCGGCCGAAACCCCGACGGCCGGCCTTTCGTCGTCTTCCGGCACGATCCGGGGGTTACCCGGTACGATTATCAGCCGGCCTTCAAACAGGGTCTTGAACCGCTTCGGGCCTATCAGTTTCTCGATTGCGGTAAGGCTGTTTAACTTCGGGTCGAATATCCGGTCACTTTCGTACCCTTCGCCCAAAAGAATGTCCACCACCTCGTCTTCGTTGCGGAAAGACCGTTTGTCCCTGCCGGCCACCAGTTTGAAGCCCGGTATCTTTCCGCCTTTTTCCATTTCGGCGATACTTTCCTCCTCCACCTTTTTTATCCAGGACGCCACCGACGGGCCGCAGGTAAGTACCGCGGCGGTGTCGGCCGCGGTCATCACCCGTTTATCCCGGATGTTTTTGAGATCCGCGAAGCGGTCGTAGTATGCCTTGCACAGGGTACGGGCCTTGCAGAACCGGCAGTGTTCGCCGGGTACGAAGTCGCCCGCCCCCGCGATTGCCAATGCCGCTTTGGGCTTCGCTTCCTCTTCGGCCCATTTCAACAGACCGGACACCGGAATATCCCAGAACGAGGGGCCGCCCGCGCGCGGCTGGAATATCGAAAGGACGGCCGTTTTCAAAGGCTGCCCTTTGCCGTGGCAATCGTAAGCCCCCAGCGCATAACACATCATCTGTTCATTGTGTACGGGGCTTACCCGGACACCCGCCCCGTATTTGAAATCTATCACGTGTATGGTGTCGCCTTTTATGAAAGAGGCGTCGCACGTCCCGTATTGCAGGGGGATGTATTTCGACATGTCGTATTTTTTTTCCACATGGACGAAAGACCCTCCGGCCGTTTCCAATACATAGTCGGCGTAAGCCCGGCAATGTTCCGACATTTCGGCGCTGTACCTTTCGTCACGGTGAAGCCCCTCTATTTTCGATTCGTCGAATTTCGCCGTCTGGCTTTTCCGTAACAACGCGGCCGCCAATTCGTGGGCCAGCGTGCCTTCGGCCGCGTAAGCACTTTCTTCTCCGGGCAGTTGTTCCTCAAAGCGGGCCGAAGGTGTACAGACCATCCACCTGTACGCCGCCGACGGGCTGAGTATTGCATGTCCCTTTTCCATCAGGCCGGTTTTTTGTCGCCCTTACCGTATCGGATAATGGCGTCATAGAAAGCGTCGTAGTCTTCGGGTGCGAGATCGGACGCGCGGACGGCGTCGAATTCCGAAAGCAGAAGCTTGATATCGGCGCTTTTGCCCTTTTTCGTGTGTTTCGTCACTTCGGCCCTGATGGCCTCCAGCTTGGCGTCGTTATCCATATCGTCCCAGCCGTCGACCCTCGCGGCTTTTTCGGCGGCGATTTGGTCTTTCGTGCGGCGGGTGCGCTTTTCGGGTTCCGACGGATCGGGTTCCGGCGCGCCCGTTTCCTCTTTCCGCGTTTCGGCTTCGACGGTTGCCGGTTTTTCAGCTTTCGGGGTATTCGTCACTGCGATACCGCCGGTTAACAGGGCCAATGTTTTTTCGCCCAGGTCTACGGTTACTTTTACTTCAAACATGATTAATTTTTATTTAAGGGTGAATACTATGTTAAATCGAATATTTATATGCGATCTCACTTAACTTAGGTATATCGGAATCTCGCAGGTAAGAGGTCGCTATAACCCTCCCAAACCATCTTACTTCTACCTTCCTGTCTTTATAGACCCATAATTCAAAACCTTGGGGGAAGCTAAATAGCAGGTATACTTCATTGTAACTCATTATGTTAAATCTTCGTAAGGGTCGACCGTAATCACAACCCTTTTTTTACGCCCGGCATTATCGGGGCGGTATTGCTGCCGCATGGCTTCGCACGGGTCTAAAGTCAGTTTTTCCAGATTTTCTTTGAGATAGCCCTTTATCCACCGGTACATATCGTCGGCGATCCGCATGGGACTGTACGTGTTGCACGGCATTACCCGCATGATGTCTATCGTCATTTTCAGACATCTTTCATGTAACGCCGCTTCGGCGTCGAGCCTGTAAAATTTTCTCCGTTTCATTTTCTTACCGATTCCGATTTGCGTATCACCCTCAGCCGGGCGATACTGTGTTTCAACGCCGCTATTTCTTCGTCTTTCTCTTTGAGGATCGACAGGAAGGCTTCGTCCATGAGACGTAACCTTCTCAGTTCCCCGGTCTTGACTATGCTTATCCGGTCAATCATATTTACTGCCTCCCTTTATTATTGCGGCCGCAACGGCTGTCGCCGCTACGGATGCCGCGATTACGATTAAAACTGTTATCATTTCGGTTCTGCTTTTAATGTTGCTTCCGCTTCTTTCAGCGCCGCGATTTCCAGGCGGCTGTAATAGACCGGCGAATTTTTGGCCGTCCCGCGGCGCACGGGGGTGATGTTGCCTTTCTTTATATGCCCGTCCAGCCAGCGGCGGCTGCCCGCGATTTTATACGCTTCGCTTTTCGTAACCTCGTCAAAGGACGGGTTTTGAAGTTTCAGTGTGGCCAACGCGCCCAGTACGGCCATTTCCAGGATATGCCGTTTATAGAAGAACAAGTCCATGTTACGGCAGCCATTCGGGGTTTATAATCTCAAATGCGTCCCACCCGATACGGTCGAAATTGTCTTCCATAAAGGCCGGCCCCTCAATCAGGGCCTGCTTTGCGGTGGTTCTGTAAAAACGGCTGCCCGTATGGTATCCGGATAGAATATCCGTCACGACCCAGCCTTTTTGATAGGGCGGCCTGTTAACGCCGAAATATCTGCCGCGTACTTTAAATACCGCGTAGGGCTTTACCTCGGAGGTTTCTCCGGCGGAAAGAGCTATTTTGTATGTTTTCATTGTCTGTATGCTTTTTTTGTTTCTTCGACCAAGTCCGAAATGCTTTTTTTGTTGTCTTCTTCCCATTTGGGAAGCAGGGCCATATAACGGCCGATACTTTCGGCGGTTAAGGGCGTTATCGCCCTGCTTAATACGACGTGATCCTTACTTATGACCGTGTAACCGTCTTTCGTCCGCCGTAATTCCAAGTCGCCGGCCGTCCCCAAAAGCACGGTACCCGTCCATTTGAAAAGGTGTTCCCTTAAAATCCCGCCGTCATGTCGGTAATCGACGTGCCGCTGTATTACGGTATCTTTATGCAGTCTTTTCATGACGTTCTTGTTACGGTGATCAGATCCCGGCTTACGGACACCAGAAAAGCCTTGTTTTCATTCTCCCTGAGGGAAGCCGCGGTACTGCGTACCGAAGCGGGCCGGTAATCGGACTTCGGCAGCTCCAGCACCCCGTTGACCGGTAAGGCGTTCATTTCGCCCCTGATGTTTAATTTTTCCATATTTATTTATATATTTGTTGCTTTATTTATAAACCCTTTTTGTTATGATGACAGAACATTATTACCGAGATAGGTTAAGGGAGCTTGCCGATATTGAAAGGACAGCGACCGGGAAGAAAATCGAATGGACATATCGACTTCTGTTTCTGTCCGCAACTCTCTTCGGCATTCTAATCTCCCTTTGTCCCAAATTTCCAGATACCCGATTACCCCGTCTGTGCTTTGCAGTTTCGATTCTATCGCTTGCCGCCGGGGTAATACTGTTGGGAACGGTATTATCCAGCCTGTACGGATTATATCGGCGTTCCGCCGATCAGGCGAATCGAGAATTACAAACCGCCATTCGGGAGAACCGTAAGCCGGACGATAAGGGAGTATCCCAAAGCAGGTTTTTCGTAAGGTGCGAAACAGCCGCATACATATTCCTTTTATTGTCGGTGCTGTTACTTTCATGTTATATCTTGTTGGTCAGTGTTTTTTGAAAAGTCGCGGTCGATCATCTTCTTTTTATCCGATTCAATTTTCCGGTCGGCGGCTGCCGTCTTTACGATTACCGGAAGCAGGAGTATCGCGCCGATTATTAATATGGCTGTTTTCATTTTTATTTATATATTTGTGAACTTATTTGTTTGTTGGTGCAAAGATCCGAAGTAAATTCGGATAATGCAAATTTTTTTCTGAATTTTTTTCGGATTAATTTATTTAAAAATTATATGATTAAAAATGAGATACTTGCGAGCGTTGTAAAAGCGATAAAATTCCATTTTAATGTGAATCAAGCTGAGATAGCCGAAAAAACGGGCATAAAAGAAACCTATCTATCGGATTTAATAGGTGGGAGAAACCCCTTATCCGAAGGATATTCGGATAAGTTAAGTGAGATTTTCGGAGTAAATAAAGAGTATTTAAAATCGGGTAAAGGCGATGTATTTGATAAATCGGTAAAACAAAGTAATGTACACGGAGACAATATAAACGGAAACAGTGTTACGGTAAATAAAAATGGGGTCGAAGTATTTCAAATGGCAGACAAGGTGTTAGAATTAATAAAGAAAAAAGACGAGCAGATAGACAGGCTATTAAGTATAATAGAGGACATTAATAGGTAATTAATCATGCAAACGAATCAAACGAATCAAACAGGGGACAATACGAATGCAGGCAGGGACGTCAATATAAACATACAAGAAATTGTTGATTCCATACATTCTGAGATTAAGGGTTTAAAGAATAATATAGATGAGATAAAACGGAAAAGCACTAAAAAAATACCTAAGTGGGTGTGTTGGGTTTGGTTAGTTTCCGTAATAGCTCTGGCGTTATCGACCGCTTCTTTGTTTATCAGGATTGATTATAAATGGAATGTTGAATTAGTGTCAACAACAATAGCTCTCGCTTTTGTCGGCATTCTTGCAACTTTTACAGTCGTCAGTAATTATATGCAAGTGAAAAATGTAGAAGATAAAGTATTGAGATTAGAAGACAAAGTAACACAAATAGAAAAACAAATTTCTGATTTAATATTTAAAATAGGTTTCGACGATGCTAAATTACGTAGCGAAATAATATCAGCGGTATCAGATACTTCCAAGGATTTCAACCGTTATGTATCTCGACTTTTGAAAAACCACAGAAACGATGCTTCACGTAATTCCGATTAAATAATGCTATAAGGTTATACGAATATGAGAATGAAGGATATTTTATTTAACATAGCATTATTTAAGTGGGTAAATTTGACGGCAACATTTTTCGTTATTGTCGGGGTGGGGGTATACACCAACCATTGGCTGCCCGCAATATTGGCGGGTGCGGTTTGGCTTACTTTCATATCCTTAATAATAGCGGTCTGTAACCTATTGGTTAAAATATTTGAGGTCTTAAACGGTATAAAAAATAAAGAAAATGAGTAAAAAGAAACCGCAGACGCCGAAATTGCCGGACGAACGGGTAAGGGTCGAATTAAACCAGCCTTTACCGTCGAAAAAACCGGCACCCCCCAGATCGCCTAAGAAGTAAAAAACCTTTCCAGATACCTTTCGGATATTTCAACGGCGTATTTGTTTCGTTTGGGGCTTATTTTTCCGAAGAGCGCCGATATTTCGGTCTCGGTTTCGACGTAGTTCTTTTTAAGGGCGCGGTATTTTTGGCGGTCGATCCCCGCGTCGGCGAACCAAAGCGATTCCAGCGCGTTTAAATACTCTTTGACGGAAGTGCGTAAATGATCCATTTCGGCAAAATCGGCGGCGTTCGGAATAACGGGAAACAGTAAGGGTATTGCGGTCAGCAGTGCTGTCAATACGGCTAAAATTTTTGCTGGGATACTTTCACCCAGACAGGCGACAATCGCGGTTATTATGGCCGCCGCAGCCGTAATTCCCTTATAGTGGGGTTCTATGCGGGCTTTGGCGGCCCTTAAATCGTCAAGATAAGACAGATTGACGGAGGTTTGTTTTATTTCATCCCAAAGTTCGTTGTTATACGCTTCTTCCATAATGTTTTTTATCATAAAGACGAAAAACTTACAAAACGTCATACCCCACGGCCGTCCAGTCGAATAAGGCCAATACCTTTTTGTTGGCGTTCCATATCACCGTCCAGTCCCTGTCTATATAGATGTCGGTGACTTTCATTGCGTTATCGACGTGGTTTAAGGCTTCGTGTACGGTCGCCTTGTCTATGCCGACGTCGGACGACCGCGCGATGGTGGCCCATGAATGACGCGCGGCGTAAAATTCGAGACCTTCGATACCCAGTATTCCGCCGATCCGTTTTAATCCCGTGTTTAACGCCTTATTGAAGGTGGAAGGCGTCGCGTAGCGTGTGTAGAAGTTAAACAGGCGCTTACCCCGCGGGTCGGCGTATTTTTCCATGAGACGGGATAAGCAGCCGTCTATGCGTACGCGCATTTCGGCGTTGTCGTCGCGGCGTCCGGCCGTCTTACGCCTGTTATATATCAGTGTTTTCCGTTTCACGGGTCCGGCGTAATACATATCGGCGCCGTTCATGCCGATAAGGGCAAAGGACAGGATAAAACAGTCTTTCGCCAGGTTAAGCCGTGACGCGCTTTCTTTTTCGTAGGGCAGGTCTATAACCGCCTGTAATGTTTCGGGGGTAAGCCCGCGTTTGCGTGTCTTCGGTTGCGGTTTTATTTTGTAATTTTTGAAGGGGGAGTAAGGAATATGTATTATTCCCCTGTCCTCTTTGTTGAATTCTTTTTTCGCCAGATTATGGACGGCGCGGATGCACGCCGGGTATGCGGATACGGCGCGGCCGCTTTTGGGCTTGATGTCTTTCTTTTCTGTTTTGCGGTTGCCGCCCTGCCGGCCGGGTTCGTTTTCTATGAACTTTTCATATCCGCGTAAAAAGTCCGCGGTGATTTCCGAAATATCCAGACTGTCACGCGGGGCTATATACCGCAGTAAACAATTCAGGGCGGTCAGATACGAATCGCCCGTGCTTTTTTTCATTCCGGCCGCCTTATCCCGCGTATACCGGATGAAATCCAGCCGGAACCCGTCACCGCCCCGTAAGCGTGTTTTTATCTCGTCCGCCAGATCGTCGATGCCCATGGTGTTGACGGAATAGCCCAGATCATTGCAGATTTCACGGCACCGGCGTATCAGATCTTCGCACTGATCCAGTACTTTCCGGTTTTTTATTTTCAGACTTTTCGTAACCTCGTCCGCCGACACAAAGAGGTGGGTGGAGAGCCGCCGCACTTTCCGGTTGTGCGTGATTCTTATACGGACGTTATAGGTGCCGTCGGCGCGCTTATTCTGGATTTCGGGTTTAAACGTGGCCATAAACTATATGTCAACTTTTCGGCAACAAATGTACAAAAAAGTATGTACAGGTAAAAGGCTTCGTGAAACAACGCGCATTAAAAAACGCCTCCGGAGCGTCCCGTCGGCGTTTTAAGGGTGTAGCGAGAGGGGGGATTGAACCCCCGACCTCATGATTATGAATCATGCGCT